ATAGCCTTTTTTAAATTAACAAATAAAGGTATTGCTGACATGCCCCCATTGCAATCCAACTGTCTTAAAGAGGGGACAACCTCTCCGTTATCATCAATATCATAATCTGCAATATAGGCTAACTTCTTCGCTTCGGGAACTAATATCCTTTCATGAGCCATGACCGTTATACATACCTTGCTTCCAACAGGGAATACTTGGTTGGATTCAATGTATTCCTTTTCCAACTGTTCCTTTTCTCCATTCAATTCTTTTAGCTTTAAATCAATAGCGTATCTTTTGCTTAAAAATTCTTCCTTATTCATCTTTTTTGTCATTCTAATTGATTCTAACGTACTTGCCTGCAATATCGCAGGTTCTCAATATTTCCGCATTATCCTCACCAAAGCGATAAGAATACTGCCACAGCCAGGAGAATCTCCACGAGTTCCGTCTGGACGAAAGAATCTGATTCGGTTACGCAAGAATTTCATTGCCGTTGCCTTCTCAAATATCACATCCTGAAACATCTTTGAATCGCATCGATTGAAAAGTAAAGCAATGCCGTTTCCATGTTCTGCCATCCGTTTAACAAAACATTCTATAAGAGGACGGGAATAAGGTGGGTTCAACCAAACACGTCCTTTCCATTCCTGTTTTAATCCATCGTCATTTTTGTTGTACATGACACTTGCTGTTTTATAGAGGGGGGCTACCGGGGCACATGGGTCTAAATCAAATTCACCCAATGCGTCTATAATTTCTTTCGGTGTGTACCATTCATCGGTACTATTAGCCGATTTTTCAAAGGTTGTATTCATTTCTTTATAGTTTTAATGCTTCCTGTAAACCTGCTTCAAGTGCTTCCTCGTAGGTATTATAACGGACAATAGGTCTGTCAGACAATCCTATCAAGTCATGGGTAGGTATTGTCAGAATATTG